GTCCACATTCCCCCACAGTAAAATGCGGGGGATAAACCTGTGGAAAACAATGTTGTCCACAGGAATCTGTGGACAACATTGTTGACAAGTTTGTGGACAACTTGTGGAAAACCTCAATCGGCCAAAACATCAAAACTGTGGAAAACTAGATTTGTGAACGGGAGGCTGTGGACAATGGCTGCTGGACCAATGGAACGTGCGGTGCGTTCGACTCTGAAAAATCTTGGTGTGAACATCACCAAGGATGCACGTGGACGGTTGGCGGTGACTCTTGCATCCACGTTGGATGGTGACGCTGGAATGGCTACAGCAGCTGTGTCACGGGAACTGCGCGCAACGTTGACTGAACTGGAAGCACGGGAAAATGAAACAACAACTGATGGATTCGCTGCACTCATTGCAGAACTGTCAGCCTAGGTGGTCGACACCGCGCACCGGTCGCAGGAGCTTGGGTGACCGTGTTGCTCGAATCGCTGAACTACTTGGGACACCTTTGATGCCATGGCAACGCCATGTTGCTGATGTTGCGTTGGAGCTCGAGGATTTCGTGGACCTGGAAACCGGTGAGGTTTCGCAGCGTCTTGCTTATCGTGAAATCAGGTTGACGGTTCCACGTCAATCGGGCAAGACAACGTTGATGCTTGCTGCGATGACACACAGGTGTGTTGCTATGGGTGAACGTCAGCGTGTGTCTTACACCGCGCAGACCGGTAAGGATGCACGTTTGAAATGGGAGGACGAACATATCCCGGTGTTGGAACGTTCACCTTTTTCACCGCTGATGAAGGTCCGCAAAACAAATGGGAGTGAAGCGATACGTTGGGAGAACGGTTCGCTGTGGTCACTTTTGGCTACTACTGAAACCGCTGGTCATGGTGCGCAACTAGATTTGGGTGTCATTGATGAAGCGTTTGCGTTGTCGGATGACCGGTTGGAACAGGCTATGAAACCGGCGATGATCACACGCACCCAACCACAGTTGTGGATTGTTTCGACAGCCGGAACCAATGACAGTTTGTATTTGAATGACAAGATTGATGACGGACGTTTGCGTGCGACAGCGCAGGACACCAGATCAGTTGCGTACTTTGAATGGTCTGCACCGGATGATGCACGCATTGATGATGAAGATGTTTGGCGTGCGTGTATGCCGGCGTTGGGGATCACGGTTCCCATTGAAGCAATCCGTTCTGATTTTGAGTCAATGCGGGAACCTGAATTCCGACGCGCCTATTTGAATCAACGTCAGGATCGGATGGCTACACAACCGTGGCAGATTTTGTCTGAAGATATTTGGTTGGCGTGCGTTGATGAACGGTCCCGGATTGCAGGTCCAGTTTCGTTAGCGCTCGATGTCACACCGTCACGTGCAATGTCATCTTTGTGCGCAGCTGGTTTGCGTGATGATGGCAACATCCATGTGGAAGTGATTGGTAACAGACCTGGTACTAGTTGGGTGTTGGATTGGTTCTCACAGAATGAACGTGTTGACCAGTACCGGAGCGTTACCATTGATCCTGTGTCTGCTGCTGGTTCTTTGGCCGGCGATCTGCGCAGGTTGGGTTTGCAGGTGAACGAAATCAGTTCGCGTCAGATGGCTACTGCGTGTGGCAAGTTTTTTGATTGTGTTGTTGATGGTTCGTTGCGTCATATCAATCAGGTTCCGTTGAATTCTGCGGTTGCTGGTTCGAAGCGTCGCACGCTTGGTGATTCGTGGGCTTGGCATCGCCGCGATACTGCAACTGATGTTTCACCTTTGGTGGCTTGCACACTTGCTTTGTTGGGTGTGGTTGCACCGGATGATCCTGTTGGTGTCCCTACGATTGTTGATCCTTGGAGTGTGTCTGATGCGTGATGTGTTGACCACGGTGGTTGAATTGGTTGGGTGTTGTTTGATTGTTGCTGGTGTTGCGATGGTCAATGTTCCTGTTGCTGTGATCACAGCTGGTGTGCTGTTGATCCTTGTGTCTTATTTGGTGGCTGATCGATGAGTCTTTTTGCGAAGCGTGCAACGTTTGTTCCGGAACCATTGCAGGTGACATCTTGGATTGGTGGCAATAACTGGTCCGGTGAGAGTGTCAATGAAACATCTGCGCTCGAAGTGTCTGCTGTGTTGGCGTCTGTTTCGTTGTTGGCTGATTCTGTTGCGTCGCTTCCGGTGCGTTCTATTGTTCATGTTGGTGATCGTGTTGAGACACAACCGGTGCCTACCTGGTTGAACAATTCGTCTACATCAACGCAGTACGAATTGATGCACATGATTGTTTCCAGTTTGGCTTTGCATGGGAATGCGTATGTGTTTGTTGACCGGGATAGTTCGTCGCTTCCTGTTGCGTTGACTGTGCTGCATCCGTTGAATGTGCAATGCAATGTGATCAATCGTCAGCGTTATTACACGGTGAATGGTGGCACGATTCCGCAGGATTCGATGTTGCATATTCGTTGGTGGACACCACCGCAGGCTGCTACTGGTTTGTCACCTATCGAGATGCAACGCACAACTGTTGGTTTGGCTCTCGCGATGGAACGTCATTTGGCACAGTTCTATGGTGAGGGTGCTACACCATCGAGCGTTTTGGAAGTTGAAGGTGATCTGACTACGGATCAGGCTAAGACGTTGCAAGCAACATGGGAGACGCAGAACCGTAGGCGTAGGCGTCCAGCTGTGTTGACTAATGGTATGAAATGGAAATCCATTTCTGCTGATGCTGCGTCTATGGAAATGAACGCATCACGGGAATTGCAGATTGCACAGATTGCACGCATTTTCCGTATTCCTACGTACATGATTGGTGCGCGTGGGGATTCGCAGACGTACCAGAACAATGAGATGGCTGGTCAACATTTCGTCACTTACACGTTGCTTCCGTGGTTGAAGCGCATTGAAACCGCGTTGTCTGCGTTGATGCCGGCCCCACAGGAACTGATGTTTGATACCGCAGGGTTCCTGCGTGCTGATCAGATGAACCGGTACCGTGCGCATGGTGTGGGAATCATGTATGGGTTTTTGACACCTAATGAGGCTCGATCCGTTGAAGGTTTGGAACCGTATGACGGTGGTGACGAATTCGTCATGGCGCTTCCCGGTGCGCCCATGGCTGGACCTGGTATTGATCCACCACCTATGGGTGTTGATGCACAGGAGCCTGTCTGATGCCATATGAAGTTGTTGACAACGCTGATGGTTGCGACGGTTTCGCTGTTGTGAAGGTCGGTGAAACCGGTGTGGTTGCTGGTGGTTGTCACATCGATTCTGCGGACGCTTATGCGCACATGGCTGCGTTGAACGCTGCGACTGAAAACGAACGTGCAGTTGGTGACAGTTTTGAGCCTACTGCTGGTGTTCGAGAAGAAGCGCAGCGTGCGTTGGATTGGATTGCTGAAGGTCACGCAGGGTCAGGGTTCACAGATGTTGGTAGGCGTCGAGCTTCAATACTTGCTGCTGGTGACCCTGTGTCTTTGGATGTGGTCAAACGGATGGCGTCGTATTTGGCACGTCACGCGGTTGACAAGCAAGGTGCAGGTTGGTCACCGGGTCAGGATGGTTACCCGTCACCGGGACGTGTTGCTTGGGCTGCGTGGGGTGGTGACCCAGCTGTCAGTTGGACACGCACAATATTGGATTCAGTTGCAAATGATGAAAGGTCAAACCTGATGGTGGATGAAACCCGTGATGGTGAAGTTGAGGGTATGTACCCGTTGACACCGCACCAGTTGGCACAGATGGAAGCTGAAGAAGAAATTGCGGACCTGTTCGGAAAGTATGATCAGGGTTCCGGTGCGGACGGTGCGCACTATGTTGCGGTGTCACCTTTCGCTGATGACGGTTTGGTGTGTTCATCTTGTGCGTTTTATGAAGGTCCGCGTGCGTGTGAAATCGTGGCCGGCGACATCGACCCCAACGGGATCTGCAAGAAATGGGTGATTCCGGTTGCGTTGGTGAACCCTGCGGTTGTGGCTGAACCTGTTGATGACACCATGATGGAAGATGCTTCCTATGACATGACGCCTATGCGTTATGTGAAGGTGGATGCTGAAACCAGAAAGGTCAATGGGCGTGATGTGGAGGTTCGTTCGTTTGATGTTGGTGAGCTCGAGATTCGCAGCGTTGATGGTGAAGGTATGCGGTTCTCTGGTTACGCAGCTGTTTTCAATTCTGATTCTGAGCCTCTCCCGTTCATTGAACGAATTGCACCTGGTGCGTTCAAACGTTCGTTGGGTTCCGGGAAAGAAATCAGAATGTTTGCAAATCACAACATGGATCAGATTTTGGCAACAACGCGTAATGGTTCGATGGTGTTGACTGAGGACGCACGCGGTTTGAAGGTGGATGCGCAGCTACCGAACACAACTGTTGGTAGGGACCTTGCAACTTTGATTGCTGACGGGACTGTTCATTCCATGTCTTTTGGGTTCAGCGTTCCCAACGGTGGTGACTCATGGTCTGACAATGGTGCGTCGCGTGTGTTGCGTGAAGTTGTGTTGCATGAGGTTTCGATTGTCACCGGTTTTCCTGCGTACCCTGACACAACTGGTGCAACTGTTCGCAATGTCGGTGATACAATTTCTGCAAACGAACCTGGCACCGTCCCGGTTGCTTTGGTTCGTCGAAAGTTTGAATTGCACAGCAAGAAGCGTGTGTGATTCTTTCGCTGCTCGGATTTGCGTTCAGACCACATTGATGGAACTACCGCAAAAACCACCAGCTTTTGCAACACCAAACCTATCCATTCAAAAGTGAAGGGGATTCATCATGACTGATGATCTACTGAAGCGGATGACTGAGAACCGCGCACGTGCGTGGGAGCAGGCTAAGGATCTTCTGGATTCTGCTACCTCAGAAAACCGTGATCTGTCGGCTGAAGAGTCGGCGCAGTTTGACCGCATCAACGCTGACATTGACGCGATTGATGCACGTTGCAAGCAGATTCTGGATGCTGAAGCACGTGAGCGTGCCATTAGTGAGTCCCGGTCTGCTCTTGGGCTTCCGCAGGATTTCACTCCCGCTGAGATCCGTCAGGCTGAAAGTGATGCTGAGATCATCCGCAGCATTGCTGTTGGTGAGCGTCGGTCTGCTTCTTTCGAGCAGCGCGATGTCACCACCGGTTCGACCGGCGCACCTGTTCCCACGAATTTCTACAACCGTCTTGTGGAGCAGCTTGTTCTACAGGGTCCCATGATTGATGGGAACGTGGTCACCATTCTGACCACGGATTCCGGGAACAATCTTCAGATCCCGCGGACCAGCGGTTACACCGCACCGGTCATCACCTCTGAAGGTTCGTCCATCGCTGAGTCTGACCCGTCGTTCTCTGCTTTCATCACGCTTGGTGCTTTCAAGTATGCAGCTACCTTCCAGCTGTCGCGTGAAGTTGTTGAGGATTCCGGTATCAATCTGCTGGACTTTGTTGCACGTCAGGCTGCTACCGGTATGGGAACCGCGGTGAACGCTGGTCTGACCACCGGTACTGGTACCGTGCAGCCTCGCGGTATCGTGACCGCATCCACGCTTGGCGTGACCGGTGGAACCGGTGTGGCCGGTGTTCCGACTGCGGATAACCTAATTGATCTGGTTTATTCCGTTGGAAGTCCGTATCGTCGCCGCGGTGCAGGTTGGCAGATGAGGGCTGCGACTCTCGCTGCGGTTCGTAAGCTGAAGGACACCACCAATCAGTATATTTGGCAGCCGTCGCTTCAGACCGGTCAGCCGGACACGCTGCTTGGTTTCCCGGTTTACGAAAACCCGGATGTTGTTGCGACCGGTACCGGTGCGCGTTCTGTCATCTTTGGTGATTTCAGTTCGTACTATGTGCGTCAGGTCCGTGGCATCGAGGTGGCACGGGATGACAGCGTTGGTTTCGTTTCCGACCTGATCACGTTCCGTGTCACCTGGCGTGGTGATGGCAACCTGCCCGACACCGCCGCGGTGAAGCACTACATTGGTGGAGCTTCCTAAGCACCATCAACATAGGTTTGTGCGTGGGACGTTGAATCCTTTACCCGTGGGGAATCCGTCCCACGCACACCACCTTTGCAACACAACACACAGGTATCACGGGACTAAGGAAATCATGGGTAACAAAAGGAATCGCAATGCTGGTGGAAATCAACGGAATTCCAACGGACCTTCCACCGCATATAGCAACAGCGTTGGTTCTCGCACAGATGTGTCATCTGCTCGAACCGGAATCGTCGTCCATTCGAACGCACCATGGGCCGGCACCGGTTACGGAGTCCAAGCAGCGAACCTCACGCGGCAAATCAAAGCAACCGGTAGACCAGTCACGTTCAGCAGCAACTACGGTTTATACGGTGGTGTTACCGCATGGGAAGGTGTTGAAGTCCTACCCAACGGATATCACCCGTACAGCTGCGACGTCCTGACAGCGCACACACACCACGCAAAACAAACGCATGGTGTTCCGACTGCTTTGCTTACCCTGTTTGACACTTGGGTGTATGACGGTGCGAACATCGACGGGATTGATTTGGTTGCATCTTGGGTCCCGGTGGATCATCTACCGGTTCCACCAAAAGTTTTGGAATGGTCGCGGCGTGACACCGTGATGTCCATTGCAATGTCCAAGTTTGGGTTGGATCAGTTGCAGCGTGCTGGTATCGATGCGCACTATGCACCGCACAGCGTGGACACATCTGTGTTTCGACCTGGTGCAACTGTTGATGGTCAAACAGGACGGGAGCTCTTGGGTGTCCCGTCAGATGCGTTTGTTGTTGGCATGGTCGCAGCGAACAAAGGTCACGCACCTATTCGCAAAGCGTTTGGTGAAAACCTGTTGGCAATGGCTGAACTGATGTCACGACACCGTGACATTGTTTTGTATATGCACACAGAATCACGTGGTGCGTCCTTAGGGATCGATCTGAAAGCGTTAGCTGCTGCGTGTGGAATCCCGGATGACCGCATTGTTTTTGTTGATCAATGGGCGTACTACGCAGGTCTGAATCCGGACGTGTTGGCTGCAATCATGGGTGCTTTTGATGTTCACCTGTTGTGTTCTCGCGGTGAAGGTTTTGGTGTCCCAGTTTTGGAAGCTGCTGCGTGTGGTGTTCCATCTGTGGTTTCTGATTTTTCTGCGCAGCCGGAACTGGTTGGTGACCATGGTTGGTTGGCGACTGTGCAACCGTATTGGGACACAGGTTCCACATCATGGTTTTGCACACCGTTGGTTCATTCGATTGTTGACCGGCTCGAAGATGCGTACAACGCGTCAGACATGGCTGTGCGTCGTTCTAAGGCACGCGCACACGCAGAACAGTACGAACACCACAAGGTGTTCCAAGAGCGTTGGGAGCCAATCCTGACAGCAATTGATGAACGTGTGAACCAATGATCCAACCAGCAGTTCTTTGGGATCAGCTTGGGAAAAGATTGGAAGCGTTCCAAATGATTGGGGAACTGCTACCGGATGCACCACGGATAGTGGAAACCGGAACTGTTCGTCAGATTGGGAACTGGTTGGGTGATGGTCAGTCCACAATTGTGTGGAACCATTACGCTGCACAAACTGATGGTGTGGTTGTCACCATTGACATTGACCCTGTGGGCGCACATTTGGTGGACACGTTGGGACTCTCGCACACCACACCGGTCACAGCTGATTCTGTGGACACGTTGCGCTCGATGTCAGGTGCTGTCAGTTTCCTGTACCTGGATGCCTATGACATTGATTTCAGCAAACCGGAACCAGCACAGAAACATCATCTGCAAGAAATTTGTGCAGCATGGCACCTGTTACGCAAAGGTTCTTTGGTTGCTGTTGATGACAACATGGATCATGCTGGAAAAGGAATGTTGGTTGCAGAATTCCTGCAATCACACAACGCAGTAGAGCTCTTGCAAAGCTACGTGAGAATTTGGAGAATCTGAAATGACAATCACAAATGGCTATTGCACGTTGGATCAGCTGAAAGCTGTGCTGCGTGTAACAGACACAGTTGACGATTTGCTGTTTGAAACCCGTATTGGGGAAGCGTCGCGTGTGATCGATGACTACTGCAATCGCAGGTTCTACGCAGACACGACTGCTACCGCACGCATCTATGTGGCCACACAAACCAATGAACTGTTTGTGGACGACATCAGCACAACCAGCGGTTTGATTGTCAAAACTGATAGTGCTGGTGATGGAATGTATGCAACCACGTTGGGTGCGTCTGATTACCAATGCGGACCTTTGAACGCTGTTGTGCGTGGTCTGCCTATCAATCAGATTTCCACCACACCGTCAGCACAGTTTCCGACATCGAGCGCACCAGCTGGTGTGCAGGTCACAGCCAAATGGGGATGGCCAACTGTCCCGGAACCAGTCCAATCTGCGTGCATCATTCTTGCTGGACGTTTGGTGAAGCGCGGTGATTCGCTGCTAGGCGTCGCAGGATTTGGTGACCTTGGTGCTATCACGGTGCGTTCCATCGATCCTGATGTGCAACGAATGTTGGCACCGTACCGGACTCTTGTGGTGGCGTGATGGCAGGCACAGGACTAGAAATCCAAAACGGTTTGGCTGAAGCAATCGCAACAATCCCAGGTTTGCGTGTTGCGGATCATCTACCGGAACAGATCAATCCACCCATTGCAGTCATTCAAATTCAGTCGGTCACTTACCATCGCGCTATGGGCGGTGGTTTGTCTGAATGGGATTATGTGGTGAGTGTTGTTGCAGGTCGCATGGGTGACCGGACAGCACAGCGCACATTGGACAGTTGGATGTCTTATGATGGTGCGTACTCTGTTCGTGCTGCTATCGAATCAGACCCAACTTTGGGTGGTGTTTGCAGCACATTGAAGGTGCAGGACATGATCGCTGTTCGTCCAGTTTCTTTGGGTGATGCAGCATACTTGTCATGCGAATTCAACGTCTTTGTTCATGCGTAAGGAGACACCATGACAACGTACAAAATCGTTGGACCCCATGTGGTTTGCGGTTTTCAGCCAGGTTCAATTCTGTCTGAAAGTGATTTGGATATTGATGGTGTGGATGTTGCGCATCTGATTGCTTCCGGTCACATTGAATCAACCAACACAAAGCGCAGCGAGGCTGTGCAGGAAAAGAAGGAAGGTAACTGAAATGCCTATTGTGGTCACCAATGCCGTTGTGTCTATTGGTGGTGTGGATCTGTCGTCGCACATCACCAAGGTCACTTTGTCCACGTCTGTCAATGAGCTCGAGACCACCACGTTTGGCAACACCGGGAAGCGTCGTGTTGCTGGTCTGCGTGATTCGACTGTTGCGATTGATTGGAACCAAGATTTTTCCGCTTCTGCGGTGGAAGCAACGCTCTATCCCCTTTTGGGTTCAACCACGCAGGTGGTGGTTCGTCCGAATGGGACTGTGACTAGCGCTAGTAATCCGTCGTATACCTTCAATGTGTTGGTTACGGAATGGATGCCTTTGGATGCGCAGGTTGGCGAACTGGCTACTGCGTCGGTGACGTTCCCGGTTGATGGTCTGATCACGAAGGCTACCGCCTAGTCATGGCTGCTCTCATGCGGATACGGGTTTCCATGAATGATGGAAGTTCGTATGAAGTTGTTGCAGGTCCGAAAGCGATTGTTGAGTCGGAACGACATTTCAGCAAGTCAATGACTCAACTGTTCGGCGCTGATAGTGCTTCCTATGAAGCGTTGTGTTTCTTGGCGTGGCGTGCAACACAGCTTTCCAATCGTGTTGTGAAACCGTTCGATGAATGGTTGGGTGACGTCGAGGGTATTGAACCTGTTGATGAGTCACCGGCCCCTTTAGAGATTCCATGACGTTGCTGGTGGCCCAGGTTGCTGTGGCCACCAGCATCAGTCCAAATGATTTGTTGGAATGTCCACCGGATGTTTTCCGTGCGATTGTTTCTGTGTTGAAACAGCAAGCACGCGAGGCTGAAGCGAACACAAGAAGGTGACGTTGTGGCGTCCATTCGAATATCTGATGTCAAACAACTGAGTGGTGACGTAAAGCAGCAACTGGAAATCCGTGGTTCGCTGAAGGGTTACAACGAATTCAAAAAAGCAATGAAGGATGCAAGTCCACAATTGCGTAAGGACATGGACAAAGAAATCCGTGACATCCTGAAACCGGTTGTGACCAACGCTCGCGCTGCTGTTCCTGCACAACCGCTGTCAGGTTGGCGGTTAGGTAATGACCGAACCGGTCCAGCGAAAATGCCGGATTGGGACCAAGCGACGGTGCGCAAAGGAATCAGCATCCGTCAGGGTGGCCGGCGATCGCGTGGCAAGTCAACGCAGTCAGCGTGGAAAATCACCAACGCTTCTGCTGCTGGTGAAGTGTTCGAAGTTGCTAAGAAACAACGCACGAAACCTTCCGGTGGTGTGTTCACATCTGCTTTGACTCTTTACCATGGCAACACATCCAGGTTGATTTGGGCTGCGTGGGACAAAGCTGGTGGTGAAAAAAAGCTGACACAAGATGTGTTGGATGTTGTGAAGAAGTATGAAGGTGAATTAGAGCGCACACTACGCGCAGCGAAAGGCTGACCCATGGCTGTAAACATCACAGTTCTTTCAACGTTCAATGATGCAGGGTTGAAAAAAGCGCGTTCCGAAATGGACAAGCTGTCTAAGAAGGTTGAATCTTCAACGTCTAAGACAATCAAATCTGCTGGTGCTTTGGGTGCTGGTGTTCTCGCTGCTGCTGGTGTCGCTGTTGGTGCGCTGATATCGATTGGTTCAACGTTTGATGGTGTCTATGACAGCATCCGGGCGACCACAGGAAAAACTGGTGCAGAGCTCGGAGCGTTGAAGGATTCGTTGAAGATTGTTGCATCGAACGCTGCAACATCTTTTGATGATGCTGGAACTGTTCTTGCAACTTTCAGTTCGAAACTTGGGTTGACTGGCAAACCGCTGGAGGACATGAGTATCGCGCTGATCAATCTGTCAAATATCACCGGAACGGATTTGGGGACCAATCTTGGCGCGGTCACAAAGGTCATGCAGAACTTTGGTGTAGCTGCTGCATATCAGGTTCCTGCGTTAGATGTTCTGTTCCGTGCATCGCAGCAGAGCGGTGTGTCTGTTTCGGATCTAGCAACAGCAATGGCTGACTCGGGTCCGATTCTGCGCGCAGCAGGTTTGGATTTCCAATCGTCTGCTGCGTTCCTTGCATCACTTAGCAAGGCTGGTATTGATGCTGGTGATGTGATGCCATTCCTGAAGAAAGGTTTGGCTGGTGCAGCAAAAGCTGGTAAGGACGCCGGGACTTATCTGACAGACACATTTGCTGCAATCAAAAACGCACCATCTGATACTGCTGCTGCTTCTGCTGCTGTCACAGCGTTTGGTTCCAAGGGTGCGACAATGGCGCAGCTGATCCGAGAAGGAAAGCTGTCCTATGACGATCTGAAAGCATCAATTGCTGATGGTGACACCATCGCAAAAGCAACAACTGACACAGAAGATTTCAGCGAAAAATTCACCAAGCTGAAGAATCGTGTGATGCTCGCGCTAGAACCGTTCGCATCTAAAGCGTTCGACATTGTGGGCCAGGTGTTTGATTTCATCGGACCCAAGGTTGACCAGGTCACCAAGTTTTTCCAAGAGAACGAAAACGCAATGGCTGCGTTGCAAATAGGACTTGGTGCTCTTGCAATTGCGCTACTGGTTGCAGGTGTTGCAGCAAGCATTGCTGCTGTCCAAATGGCAATGCTCGCGCTCGCTGAACTAGGTGTCACATGGCCAATTGTTCTGATTGTTGCTGGCATTGCGCTACTGATTGCAGCGTTCGTCTACGCATATTTCAAATTTGAATGGTTCCGTAAGGGTGTCGATTTCGTTTTTCAATCTGTCAAAAATGCTTTCATGCTGCTTTGGGACGTTGCAAAAACTGTGTTCAACGCTGTTGTTGATGTGGTGAAAAACACCATCATTCCGTTTTTCAAAAACACGCTGATCCCAATTTTCATTTCAATTTGGGAAACAGCCAAAAACGTGTGGGACAAGATTTCCGCAGTCATCCAGTTCGCATGGGAATTTGTAATTCTCCCGGTGCTACGCAGTCTGAAACTGTATTTTGACAACGTGTTGAAACCACAGTTTGAACGGTTCCTAGCGATTGTTCAGTTCGTGTGGGGAATCATTTCTGCTGTCATTTCGTTTGCGTGGAACAGCATTATCAAACCGGTGTTTGATTTCATTGTTGGTGGTGTTCAGTTCATCATTGACAAGTTTTTCAGTTTCAAAGATGCGATTGGTTCAGCGTTTTCAACTATCGCAGATGTGATCAAAACACCGTTCAAAGCTGCGTTCAATTTCATTGTTGATGCGTGGAATGGAACTGTTGGTGGACTTGGGTTCACCGCACCTGACTGGTTGAAATACATTCCGGGTGCAGCGTGGTTTGCTGGTAAATCGATCACAGTTCCGAAGCTGACTAGATGGGCGCATGAAGGTGGTGTTGTACGCGGCGCACCAGGTGCGAACGTTCCCATGATGTTGCAGACCGGTGAAATGGTTTTGTCTCAGGATCAGCAAGCAATGCTGTTGGGTCGAATCAATGGCACCGGTGGTGGTGCAGGAAACGTTGTCATCAATGTGTCTGTGTCACCTACCGCTGACAAAGCTGCGATTGGTCAAAGCATCGCTGAAGCGTTGTCAGCGTACGAACGCAGATCCGGTAGTGGTTGGCGTGCAGCATGACAGAAGCACTATTTGATGACATCAGCATTACTGTCAAAATTGGGTTCAGTACCACAGCTGGTGCGAACACAGTTCCGTTGGGTGGTTTGATTTCCAACATTGTGTGGACTGACGTGACCGCGTATGTGCGTGGGGTCAGTATCTCACGTGGACGTTCAACGGAGCTCGAGGCTTTCCAAACAGGTTCAGCCCAAATCGTGTTGTCAAACGCAGACAGACGGTTTGATCCATCGCACACCACCGGACCGTATTACGGTGCGCTCACACCCATGCGTCCAATCCAAATCACGGTGTCACATCGCAACACATCGAACGTCACCAACAACTACCCACAGTTTTTTGGGTACGTGGATGGTTGGCCACAAAGCTACGAAATTGTGGGTGACGCAACAGTCACAGTCAACGCATCCGACACGTTCAAAGTTCTGAACAACATTACGTTGGATGGTTACTACGGGACACAGATTGCTTCTGAGAACCCAACCACATGGTTGCGTTTTGATGATGGCACAAGTTCCACGATTGCTAACAGCGGTTCCACCGGGCAGTCATGGCAATGGGTGAAACTGTCAAACAACACACAACCGTATGGTTCGAACACCACAGTTGCTGGACTCATCGCGAACGACTCGAACGGTGCAGGTGATTTTTCATCTGTGTTCTACGCGGTTGGACCAGTTGAACCATCAGGTTTGACTGCCGACCGCACCATTGAATTTTGGATGCAGTCATCTTCAACTGAAGCAAACACCTATGGTCTGCTCGGAATCAACGCAGGTGATTCCGGGATCTACGCATACATGGTGTCAGCTTTCAGTTTGGCGTTGATCAGCGTGTGTGTTGGACAACCAGGAACCGGAACATTCAAAAACCTTGTGTCTGATGTGTTTGTGAATGACAACAAACCACATCATGTGGTCATTGTTTTTGGGTCAACAACCGCTTTGTATGTTGATGGTGTGAAAGCAACGACACCAACAGCAACACTCCCATGCGAATCTGTTTACCCTGACCGCAACCGCATTGGTGGAACTCCGTATTACACATCTGATTTCAACGCAACAGCACAGTTCGTTGGCACCATCGACGAATACGCAGACTATGCAAGGTGTTTCACAGCAACAGACGTAGCTGACCACTATGCGTTGGGTGTCACCAGGTTCGCTGAAGGTGAACGCACAGACCAACGCGCACAACGCATTTTGGACATCATTGATTGGCCGACTGACGGAACAACATTTGGTGTTGGTGTCTCAAATGTGCAGGGTGTCAATACGCAAGGAAAAACAGTCCTTGCTGCTTTGCAAGAATGTGAAGCTGCTGAACAAGGAATGTTGTTCGCTGATGGAATTGGTGGTGTCAGGTTCATCACGCGAACGGAAATGTCCACCACGTTCAATTCACCGGTTATCACGTTTGGTGACGGAACCGGTGAGTGTGGTTATCAGGACATCACGATTGAACACAGCGACCAAGACATCGCTAACGAAATCAAAGTGTCCAGATTGAACGGTGCAACAGTTGTTGCTGTGGACGCAACATCACAGAACGCTTATTGGCCGCGCACCTATGACATCACAGATCTGATCACGGATGATGATGTGTTTTCGTCGGATCTCGCAAAGTATGTGTTGAGTCGGTACAAAAATCCGCAGGTGCGTATCAAATCGATCAGCACAACTGTGCGTGGTCACAGTTCGAGCGAAGTTGCTTTGATGCTGTCGTTGCTTATCGGTCATCAGGTTGTGGTGAAACGGAGACCACAGAACGTTGGATCTGCAATCACGCAAACGTTGCAAATCCAGTCTGTGAAGTATCAAATTGGTCCTGATGACATGATCATTTCGTTTGACCTTGGGCCGGCACCAGCACAGTTCTTTGTTCTCAATTCGTCCACCAACGGTGTGTTGAACACATCACGTCTAGGTTTCTGAGGAGTAACAACAATGGGTGGTTTCAAAAAGTGGGCGACCAGCGATGTGTTGACCGCAGCAGATTTGAACGCTTATTGCGGTTTCCAATCTGTGATGGTGTTTGCGTCCACTACTGCGCGTGATGCTGCGATTGTTAGCGCTGATCGAATCGCCGGGATGATGGTTTACATCAATTCCGGTGACAGCAATGAAGGTTTGTATTCTTGGAATGGTTCGTCATGGACGAAAGGTCCAGGTTGGAATTCACCATTTGGTTTGCGTTCGTCCACGTCTGATGCGACTGACAGAACACGAACCACCACCATGGCTGAACTGACAACAGCGCTACGCACCGGATCAACATTCATTGCAAACAGATGGTTGCGGTTCACTTTCGTTGCGAACGTAGACAAAACAAATACTGGAACAGGTTTTGTTGCTGAGGTTTACAACGTGACGACATCAACCACAGTTGGACGTATCGCACAGGTTTTTTCAACTGTTGAGGACGGCTATCAAATTGCGCACTCGATCATTGCGCAATCGGAAGCTGGTGCTGTCTACACAATCCGTATGCAAGGAATCACACATAGTGTTGATGTGTTGGGTGCAACAGTTGGAACAACACGTTTCTTTGTTGAGGACATAGGCGCGCAAGGTGCGCCGGTCTGATGAACCTAGACACCATTCCGTTCATTCAATCTAGGTATTGGTCTGCTGCGTCTGTCACTCCGAAACTGATTGTGATTCACAGCATGGAATGTCCTTTGGAACCGGGACGCGCTGCGCAGGTTGCAAGGTGGTTTGCTGGTCCAACGTCGCCGCGTGCGTCAGCGCATTACATGGTTGACCCTCAGTCTGTGTGGTGTGGTGTTCGTCCACCAAATGTTGGATGGCACGTTGGGCGTGCGAATTGGTATCAGGGTGCAGCATCGATTGGTGTTGAACAATCAGGGTACGCATACAAAACTGATTGGTTGGCTGATGGTTGGCCACAACAACAGTTGAACAATCTTGTGGATCTGGTTGGTTCGCTGTGTGACCGGTATGGGATTCCGCGTGTATGGGTGGACGTTGTAGGTTTGCGTGCAGGTCAGTCTGGTATCAGCACCCATGGTCTATGCACACAAGCTGGTATTGGAACAGATCACACAGATCCGGGACCGAACTGGCCAGTTGAAGAATTCATGCGCCGGTTGAACGGCTCGAGCTCGAGAAAGAAGAAACATCTGATGCACATGGTGACAAAGCAAGATGGTGGAATTGTTCAGTTTGGTTTCTTTGCCGGCCAACTGATGCACAGGTGGCAGGAACGGCCCAACGGGAACTGGGGATATTGGATTCCTTTGAATGACGGTCAACCTTTTGGTGCTGACGGTGTGACCGCAGCACAAAACAAAGATGGACGGTTTGAAGTGTGTGTGTGGAACAGCGAAACCAACCAGGTTGCGTACCGCACACAGAACACCAATGGGACATGGCGTCCTTGGGTTGTGTGATGTGCGATGTTCGCACAGGTGTCCACACAGATTGTTGACAGCACCGGTTTTGGTGTTGCTGAATGGGTTGGTTTGATCACAGTTGGATGTTTGTTTGTTGGAACTGTGGTTGGTGCGATTGTTCAGCTGGTGAAGTTACGTAGGGAGAACACAGAACAACACGCTGAAGGTCGCGCAATCGTCACAGATGTGCGTGACCGGCTGTTGGATTTGCACACATCTGTTGGACGGGTCGATCAGAAAGTGGAGAAGCTGGATGAACGATTGGACCAACACGAACGATTCCACCACCGCTAACGTTGAACCTCGCACACATCTGATCATCCCGGACACCCAATCAAAACCTGATGTTCCAATTGATCATCTGTATTGGATTGGCGCCTACATGACTGCGTTGAAACCAGATGTTGTTGTGCATCTTGGGGACCATTTTGATCTTCCGTCCTTGTCCAGTTGGGACAAAGGAACCGCAGCGTTTGAGGGTCGCAGATATATCGAGGACATCGAAGCGGGAAACGTTGCGTTTGCTGCGTTGTGTAGCTCGATGGAACAACACAACCAGCATCAGCGTGCAAACCACAAGCCAATCTGGAAACCGGAACTGCACATCACGTTGGGCAACCACGAACACAGGGTGACCCGTGTTGCAAATGAGGACCCAAAGCTGCTTGGTTTGGTGACTATGAATGACATGGATTTTCGTGGTTGGAACGTCCACCAGTTTTTGGAACCTGTGTGTGTGGACGGGATTTGGTATTGCCACTATTGGGCGAATCCTATGAATGGGCGTCCTTATGGTGGCAACGCTGTGTCACGTTTGAAAACGATTGGTCACACTTTTGTGCAAGGACATCAGCAAACGTTGGACTATGCAATCAGGTTCCTTCCGGGATCAGGTCAACAACAGTTTGGTTTGATCTGCGGTGCAGCATATTTGCATGATGAGGACTACAAAGGTCCGCAAGGAAACCACCATTGGCGTGGAATAATCGTGTTGCACCAGGTTGAAGGTGACGGTTCAGCAGACGCCATGTTTGTTTCGTTGGACTATCTGTGCAGACGATTCGAAGGTGTGCGCCTATCCAAATTCATGCAGAAAGTGTTTTGATTGTGGCTAAGAAGATGCGTGACACGAAACCACAATGGGATTCACCTGCATCTGATGCGTTCATGCTTGTTCATGGCCAAGGGTCAGACACACGCGGTGGATTGTACGGACCACCATGGGAGGACTACGCGCTGACCACAGACCTTTACGCGAGAATGACCGGGATAGAACTGAGTCCCGTTGAAGGAATTTTGTTCATGGTCGCAGTAAAGTTGTCCAGGTTGTCCTACGGATTGGGACAAGAATTTCCGGTGGAACTGTTGCGTGACCATCTTGTGGACGCAATCGGATATTTGGACTGTGCGTATGGTGCGATGCTGCATCAGCCTGCACAGATCGAGGACGAAGAAGAAGCAGAAGAAGAAGAATGACTGTCATTGAAATTGAACCTGATGTGATCACGGTCCCGGACGTTGAAGAACCAGCACCTTATGACCCTGACACAGATGAATTTCCTGACATCCAAACAAACCCTGACCCGGATTGGAACGTGTGATGTTCACCAAACAGTTTTTGAAGGACCTGTTGGAACGTGCAACGAAAACAGCTGCACAAACTTTGGTGTTAGCGATTGGTGCAGCACAAGGTTTTGATTTGTTCACCGCTGATTGGCGCACCTTGGCTGGTGCTGCTGCTGGTGGATTCGTCCTGTCTGTTCTGAGCTCAATTGCGTCCGCAACTTTCGGTGACCGCAGTAGCGCTTCTGTTGTTGGGACCGAATGGGTTTCGGTCACTACAAATGGACCGGTGAACCATGGCTGATGTCCCACAGTTCCCGTTGACCGTTCGTATTGGAGACACAGAAACCATTACTGTCACTTGCCAATCGGATGGTGTGCCAATCAACATCACCGGTCGAACCTATGCAGCGCAGATCCGTAGCGCAGCTGCATCGACTGCGGTCATTGCAACGTTCAACTGTGCTGTTGCGAACGGTACTGCTGGTGTGTTCACCTGCACACTTGGAACTGCTGTCACGTCAGCTTTGACCGCAGGACAAGCGGTGTTTGACATCCAAGAAACAAACGGTTCCACGGTCACCACGTTGCTTGCTGGTCCGGTGTTCATTGTGCAGGATGTGACCAGATGAGCAGCAACGTTGTTCTCAATTTCAGTCGCAACCAGGTCACCCTAGATTTCGTTCCTGATCGTGTTGTTGTTGCTGGTGTTTCCGGTCCTACAGGTCCAGCAAATACTTTGACAATTGGGACGGTCACAACTGTTGCTGCTGGTGGCTCAGCTACCGCATCGATTGGTGGAACCGCACCAAACCAAACGTTGTCTTTGGGTGTTCCAACTGGTGCGACAGGTCAAACCGGTATCAGCGTGAGTCCTACAGCACCAGCAAACACAGCGATTCTGTGGGCTGACACATCAGATGAAACCGCGTACACACCAGTTCCAGCTGGTGGAACAACCGGTCAATCGTTGGTGAAAACATCATCTGCGAACTATGCGGTTGCATGGTCCAATCCAACTGTGCAACCGTCACAGGTCGCTGGTACTGCGGTGATCACAACTGACAGCCGACTGTCTGACGCACGCACCCCAACCACCCATGTGGCTACGCATCGAACCGGTGGAACAGATGCCATGACCGGCTATGACATCGGCGCGCTGCCAGTCTCATGGGTTACAGGTCAGTATCGGCGTGCTGTGTGGGGACAAGGAACTGTTGGTGCAGGAGTATTGACACTCAACAGACCTTACGCAACTGCTATCTATGTTCCACGCGGCGCCGGAATTGACCGTGTTGGTGTCGATGTGACCACGGTTGGTAGCGCAGGGTCCGTCATGCGCTTTGGTTTGTATACGAACGCAACTGATCGACCAGGAACGTTGATCAATGATGCTGGAACAGTTGACACCGCAACCTCAACTGGCATCAACCAGCTAACAGTTGCATGGTCCAATCTGAATGACGGCATCTACTGGATCGTGACCGTCCCGCAGGGTGCCATTCCGACCGTGCGCTTCACATCCACCAACACACCGCTAGTTGGGTGGGGTCCATTCAACGTTGGTGCGAACAACGCACCTGACCGTTGGCAAGTTTTCCAAACAGCGTCTGTGTCTGGTGCGCTCACATCAACGTTCACAACGAACACGTCCATTGACGGTCCAATCATCATTGTCAGGTGCGCATGAGAATAACAACCTACGGTTTGGGTGGTTTCGACCCAACAAAACCGGACAACAACATTGTTGAAGTGATCGAAGTTCCGGACGAACCAGCAGCACCTTTGGACCCTGTTGGTTCTTTGGCTGCGCTACTGGCCGTGACCGGCGCGGTGTCAGTCGAGGACGCTGCGAACGCTGTCAGATTGACTGTTGAACAGCTGCAAAATGAAGCCATTGCGTGGGGAATGGGGGACAAACCATGACTGTCCTAAAGCAATTCAAAGACGGGACTTGGCAGACTGTGGTGGTTGGTGCAGCTGCGACTGTCACCGCTGGAACCACCGTGACAGGTGCTGCTGGTTCAACCGCTTTGGTCACCAATTCCGGGAACAGTTCTGATGCGGTTTTCAATTTCACAATTCCACGCGGCGACACAGGTGCGACCGGTCCCGCAAACACTCTTGCTGTTGGGACTGTGACTACCGGTCCAGCTGGTGGTTCTGCTTCAGCATCGATCACCGGGACTGCACCAAACCAAACATTGAATCTGACGATTCCAAAAGGTGACGCTGGTGATTGGGCGTCAGCGCAAACCATCAACGCGCAGACCGGAACCAGTTACACCCTGCAATCTAGTGACGTTGGAAAACTGGTGACGTTCTCGAGCTCTGGAACTGCTGGTGTTGTCACGTTGACTGTGAACACCGGGTTGGGTTTGACGAACGGTCAACGAATCGACCTTGCGCAACTTGGCACAGGACAGGTTCAGATCAGCGGAAGCGCAACAGTCAATTCTTCAACCACGCTGAAGTTGCGCACACGGTATTCGTCAGCGACTCTGATTGTGATTGATTCGACCACCAACACCTATCTGTTGGTCGGGGATCTGGCGTCCGTCTGATGCCATCAACGTTCGGGATTGTTGCGTCCCATTCCACCTACATCCATCCAAAGATTACGCTTGCGACCGGTGCAGGTGCGCCGACTGGCACATCAACACCAGGAGATGGATTCCAATACGCATGGTGGTCAACAGCTGTGACTGCTGTTGGTTTCACAGTTGACATACCAGGTGAAGTTGGTGTGTTTCGTGTTGGTGCAGGTGGTGGTGGTGGTGGTTCGCAAACCAACTTTCCCGGTGGTGGCGGTGGTGGTGGCGAAGTTCTCACATCTGTCCTTCTGCTCGAAGCTCTCGCACACACAGTTGAAATAGGTGCTGCGACAGCTAACACCGCGTCCACACCGGGACT